TCTAGGCGGTGTCTACTCTGTTCTCTCTCAAGAGTTTCAGCTACCACTAATTAATATTCTTCTTGGCAAAATGGTTAAGCAAAAGAAGATGCCTAAGTTTCCAAAGGAAGCAGTCAAACCACAGATTGTAACTGGTATGGAAGCACTAGGTCGTGGTCAAGACTTAAACAAACTATCTCAATTCTTAGAATACTTAGCTCCACTTGGGCCAGAAGTGTTATCACAGAAACTAAACATTGATGACTATATGGATAGACTAGGTGCATCTCTTGGTATTGACACAGGTGGTTTAATTAAGACTGACGAACAGATTCAACAGGAACAAGCAGAAGCCCAACAAGCACAACAAGAACAGATGCAACAAGCTCAACAAGCACAGATGCAAGCTGATGTTGTTAAAGGAGCAACGCCAAATATGGTCAAAGGTATGAATGATCAGATGGCTAACAATCCTGAGATGGCACAACAGATGCAAGAAGCTATGGCACAACAGATGGGTAATGCATAATTAACACACAGTAAGAAGGAAACACAATGACAGAAGAAGTTCAAACATATGCAGGAGAAGGAACAAACCAAGTAGGATCATCAGAGCATGTGCATAACATGTTTGCTAAGATGGAGGAACCTGTCGAAGCTAGTGACCAAGCAGAAGAATTGTATACTGGAAATGATGATAGACCTGAGTGGCTACCTGAAAAGTTTGGTTCTCCTAAAGAGTTAGCAAATGCATATAAGCAGTTAGAACAGCAGTTCCACAATTCAAATGAGGAGAGTCAAGTAACTGCGGAGCAAGAAAGATTTCAAAATGAGGAAGCTCCAGAAATAATGAACACTACTCCATCTCAAGTTCATAAGCTACTTGACGATAAAGGATTAGACTTTAGTGTATTTCAAGATGAGTACAACCAGACAGGTACTCTATCTCAAGAAGCAATAAAGGCTCTTGATGAACAGGGAATATCTGAACAAATGGTTACCACTTGGCTAAAAGGTCAAGAGGCTGTAGCTGAACAGGCTGTCGAACACTTATATAATGAGGTAGGTGGAGAAGAAAATTATAACTTAATGATGGACTGGGCTTCCGATAACCTACAACCTTGGGAAGTTGAAGCTTATAATAAACAGATTGAAAACCTAGATGCTAATACTAACTTTGCTGTACTAGGTATGCAAGCTCGTTATCAGAATTCGGTGGGTATGCCACCAACCTTACTGTCTGGTGATGTAGGTGAGGACGTAGCTCCTCGCTTTGAATCACTAGCAGAACTTACTTCGGCAATGAGCGATCCGAAGTATGATAAAGATCCAGCTTATCGTGCACGTGTTGCACAAAAGCTGAGATTTTCAAGTGTGCTCTAACAAAGAAACAAAGGACAAAACCAAAAAGTAAGACCTAGCCCTATGCGTAGGACAACTTTGTACCGAACCTTGTGAGACCAAGATTTCTGAGTTATTAATCAATAACCCTTAATCTAAGGAAAAACAATATGGCAGAAAATTACACCGCAATTCATAGGTCTGGTGTGGATAATGCAACGACTGGATCTGCTGGTCAAGGTCGTGCATTATTCCTAAAGTTGTATGCAGGAGAAGTGCTTACAGCGTTCCAATCTAAGAATATCATGATGCCTTTGCATCGTGTGCGAACAATATCAAAAGGCAAGTCGGCCTCGTTTCCGATGACAGGTAAGTATCGTGATGCTTCTTACCACACACCGGGAGCCGAGATAGTACCAACTGCTGCTAAGCAAGGTGAGAGGATCATTTCGATTGATGACCTGCTAGTTAATGCTCAGTTCATTCCGAACATTGACGATGCAATGTCTCATTATGACATACGTTCTATCTACACTCAAGAGGCAGGATTTGGTCTTGGTAAAGTTGCTGACCAAAATATCTTGAGGCTTGCAATTAAAGGTGCCTTATGTGAATCGTCAGCAATGGCGGCTCTTACCGCAGGTGCACCAATGATTCAAGAGTACTCAGCATTTGCAGATGAAGACTTTACCCAGAATGTTGTCATTGGGGCAACTGCTGGAACAGGTTCAGATATAGCTGCATCTCGTGATCCTAAAGCAATAGCTCAAGCGATGATGGATGCGAAGCGTATCTTAATGAATGCAGATGTACCCGGAGAACCTTTCGTTGTTTTAAACAATGATACATATTTCGATATGTTCAAGGTATCTGGAACAAGTAACCTCAACGACCTAGCAATATTCAACAGGGATCTTGGTGGATCTGGTAGCGTTGCAACAGGACAAGTACCTACAATCTTAGGTATGCCTGTGTACGTGACTAACCACTTAGGTTATTTCACTGTTGGAACTAACACTTGGAATTCGTCTTTGTGGACGATTGCAAGTAACGTAGGTCAACATAAGACATCACCAAATCCAGCATGGGGTTCAGATCAGCCTTTAGCTGGTGAGTCTTATCGTACTACTCAGTATGACACAGGTAGTACTAACCATGCAGCATGGACTACAGAAGTAGACAACCAAGGTGCCAATGCAGGAGCAAGGATTACATCCATAATTTCTGCTGTTGCACAACGTGTCATTGGATTAGTAATGACAATGGACACAGTTGCTACTGTTAAGTTAATGGATCTTTCAGTTGAATCGGAATATCAAATCAACAGACAAGGTACGTTAATGGTGTCTAAATACGCAATGGGTCATAACGTGTTACGACCCGCAACTGCGGTTGCTTTGATTCAAGGTAAGTAGAGTCAAGGTAATTCTTTTAGGGAGTATCCTTTAACGAGGGTGCTCCCTTTTTTTTACTACATTAGAAAGGTAACATGAGTCTAAATAGAATGACTGAACTAGAGGCAGTCAATACCATGTTGGTAACGATTGGAGAACAGCCAGTTTCTAGTTTAGATAACTTAGCAGGACTTCAAGATGCCAGTATTGCCAGACAGATACTCTCTAACATCTCACGTGCAGTTCAGTCTAAAGGGTGGGTATTCAATTTAGATCTACAAGTTACATATACACCAGATGCAAATGGGGAAATTAAGTTAGGAGCAAATGTTTTACGAATTGATACCACTACTAAGGTTAGAAGTACAACTAAAGACATAGTTGAACGAGGTGGTAAACTGTATGACAGAGAGAAGAACACAAGTATATTCACAGACACAGTAAAGGTAGATAGAGTAATTGTTTTAAACTTTGATGACTTACCAGAGGTTGCACGAAGGTACATAGCAACTAGAGCCGCTCGTGTGTTCCACGATAGAGTAGTTGGATCAGGTGAGTTACACAATTTCTTTCGTGAGGACGAACAATCAGCATGGACTGAACTTTTAGAGTATGAAGGAGAAGTAGGAGACTATACTATCTTTGATGACTATGATGTGTACAGGATAATAGAAAGAGACACAGGTAAGTCAAGACAAACCACAACACCAACAACATAAAATGGCACTAATTTCAGGAGCAATTCCTAGTTTAATCAATGGTGTCTCACAACAACCAGCAACACTTAGATTGCCAACACAGGGTGAGATACAAGAGAATGGATTGTCTCACATTGCAAGAGGGTTAGAGAAAAGACCATGTACTGAACATGTGAAGACTATTGCTGGTGTAACATCAAACAATAGTAACGATGTGTTTATCCACACTATCAGAAGAAGTGAGGATGAGGCGTATGCTTTGATTGTAAAAGGAACTGACAAAACTCCAGAACCCTCAGTTAAGCTAATTGATTTAACAGGTTATGCAACTGGTACTGCTGGTAATGAGGTGTACGTTATGAAGGACTCAACTACTGGTGATGCAACAAGTGGCACAGGTATCGCCACATCTGATGTACTTAGTGCTTCTGTTAATACGAATGTGAGAAACTACTTAGGTAACTTTGATGACACCACTAATGCTTTTGAGCCTAGTAAACTCTCTGCCACCACCATTGCTGACTTCACCTTTCTACTGAATAAGACTGTGGTAGTAGAACAGTCTACTACTGATGCAGATGACAGAGACTATGAAGCACTAATCTACTTTAAGATAGGAGACTTTGGTGCAGATTATAAGGTAGAGATTAAGGAATATGATGTTGATGCTGACGGAGAGATGGATGCTGATACAGTATTACGAACAATGTCAGCAACCTACAAGACTCCAGATAACAAGACTAAGAGTAGATCTGGTTCAACAAATAATACCGAGTCAATAAATAATCAGAATGCTGTAATAGTTAAAAATATTGCATGGAACTTATATGATGGGATGGCAACTGTAAAAACTCATCCAGTTGAAGTAAAGGTGGCAGGTACAGCAGGTACAAGTCCAGCAGGTACCCAAGGAGTACCAGTAGGTGATGCATATATACATCAGGTAGGTGTGTCTGAACCGAATAGTGGGTCAATACCATACACAGGTACAACAGGAGTTATTGATAATGGTACATACTCCCATACTAATGCTGCTACTGGGTTAAAAGCATTAGGTTCTACTCATGGAACTTTCACTACCACATATAATGAAGGGGAAAGTTTAATACACATTAGTAACAACAAGTATCCCTTTACAGTAGAGGTTACAGATGGTAAGGGTGATGCATACATGAGAGCAATCAATGGTAGTGATGAGGTAGCACAGTTTGGACACCTACCCGGATCAGGCCTACCATCTCCTCAAGCAGATGGATTTGTTGCAAAAATATCTGGAGATAAATCCACAGGACAAGATGACTACTTTGTTAAGTGGGAAGGTAATGTATGGAAAGAAACAATTAGACCTGTGTATCCCGGTGGGACTACAGGACATACACATGCAACAGTTAAGAAGAATGCGAGGACTAGTTTTAATGTAGCAACAATGCCAGTCAATCTCTACAAGGCTTTTGGTAGAGTAAATAGTGTTAATAATCAAATATACTTTATTCTCTCTACAGTAGATTGGGCACCTCGTACTGTTGGAGATTTAAACACAAACCCCTTTCCTTCATTTGCAAACTATGCATTGAGTGATCCACCTGTGGATGCAACTGATGCAACCTACACAATCAATGACATATTCTTTCACAGGAATCGTTTAGGATTTGTGTCGGATGAGAACGTTATATTGTCTCAAGCAGGAGAGTACTTCAATTTCTGGCACACTACTGTACTGTCTGTTTTAGATACAGCAGTTATTGATGTGGCAGTTAGTAATAACCAAGTAGCCATACTTAAATCTGCTATCCCCTTTCAGGAGAACCTCGTATTGTTCTCAGATCTCCAGCAGTTCAAACTAACTTCAGACTCCTTCCTTACCCCTACCTCAGTAGTTGTTGACGTTGCAACGAACTTTGAGACCTCTACGGACACAAAGCCTGTACCAGCAGGTAAAACTATCTTCTTTCCATTTCAACGTGGAGCATTCTCAGGTATACGTGAGTACTTCATTGATGTAGCATCAGAAACAAATGATGCAAATGAGGTAACAGCACATGTACCAGAGTACATAGAGGGTACAGTTAAGAAGATGGCGGTGTCCTCTAACGAAGAGGTACTACTTATACTGTCTGATACAGACCGAAGGGAACTAATAGTTTATAAGTACTACTATAATGATAAGGAAAAGCTACAGTCTGCATGGTCTAAGTGGAAGTTTGATGCAGAAATAATTGATGTGGAGTTTATTGGCTCCATTGCATTTATCCTATTTAGACGAGGTAATGGAACTGATGATCCAGTTTATTTAGAAAAGCTAAACTTGTCCGTAGATACTGCAACTGATGTACTAGATGACCGGATTGGGGTCAGACTAGATAGAAGAGTTAAGCTGGAATGGGATGAGTCAGGCTCAGTTCCTACAGTACCCTACTCAGATGCAGACTACGATAAACTAACAACAAGTACAGTACAGGTTAGTGGTAGTGGTCAGTTTGGATCTAATTTAAAACTTAAGAATCTAAATACAACAGGTAACTTTGCTCCAAGGATAGGACAAACATTCTCTGCCGCTTCAGTAAGTGGTATAAAATATAAAGTAATTAGTACTGAAGCACTTGCTAGTGATAATACATGTACCATAAAGATAACCCCATCAATAGCTGAAACTGCTAAGTGGGATGATGGTAAGATTCTCACCTTTGATGAAAGAGAAATTGAATACATAGTTGAAACTGGTGAGAAGATAACATCAAGTCAGTTAGCAGGTGTATTAGAGAATGGGACTCAACTATCTAACTCAAGGGGTAACAGTACTCCTGTTGTTTATGTAGGTGTACCATATGACTTCAGGTACCAGTTTTCTCAGCAGTTTGTTAAGAGTAATGATAACTCAATTAACTCAGGTAGATTACAACTGAGAAACTTTGAGATCTCTTATGATAAAACTGGAGCATTCACAGTAGAGGTTTCACCTAGACCATTTGATGCTCTTTATAGAGATGTCAATATACGAGAATTCACAGGAGTTATTGTAGGTACATCCCTACTAGGTAAGAAACAACTGGAAACAGGAGTATTCAGGGTACCTGTGTACTGCAATTCAAAGGATGTCAAGATAACAGTTAATAGTAAATCTTGGTATCCACTTGCTTTACAGTCTGCTGATTGGGAAGCACTTCAAGTACTGAGAAACCAAAGAGTTTAATGGGATACAAGGTAAGAAAGACTATTAGGAATGATTGTCTAGTCTTGTCTAAGAAGATGAGGAAGACAGATAAAAATGAAATATGGAGTTCACATAGAGCTACTCCTATAGAAGCTCTTGAACAAGGACTAAATGAATCAAGGGACTTTTGTTATACCTTGTTACTCAATGAGGAGGTAGTCGGTATCTTTGGAGTAAATAGAGTGGACAATAAGGCTGGAGTAGTGTGGTTAATGGGGTCTAATAATATGACTTCAAATAAAAGTGGTTTTTATAAAGTATCAAAAGAGTACCTCAAGTTATTCAGAGAAGAGTTTGATATGTTATTTAATTATGTAGATGATAGAAATAAGCAAACAAGTAAGTGGCTTGAGAAACTAGGGTTCTCATTTATAAAACAGGAGCCAAAATTTGGGGTAGATAGTATCCCATTTAATTTATTTATGATAGGGAGGTAAAATGTGTCATCCAGTAGCAATGATAGCAATGTCTGTGATGCAACAACAGCAAGCTCAACAGGCACAAGATGCACAAGTTAGTGCTGCAAATGCCGCAGCCCAACAGAATGCAGAAATGCAAGGTGAAGCATACCAGCACGACATGGCTTCAGCTTATGCAGAAGAAATAAACATAGAGAAAGAAGGATACAAGAGTGCCGAAGATGCCGCTAGTGCAAAGTTGGATATGCTTGTGTTGGCAAGAGAAGATCAGGCTCGACTACAATCACAGAACTTTGAAACAATAGGTGGAGGACAGACTGCTGATGCTATCATGGGTAATCTTAGGAGACACATTGCTAATAACACAAGAGATCTAGAGGATAACTTCCAAAGAGGAGTAGTCTCAAGGAGACAAGAAAGAGGAGGAATTACCAGAGACAGAATTAGTAGACGAATGCAATACAAGAGTGCTCTGATGAGTATGCCTACACAAGCGTATGCTTCCGCAAGTGAGAGAACTTTAAATACAGTTGGTGCTGGTTTCCAAGGTTACGCTGGTTACAAGAGTTATACTAAAGTAACTCCAGCCGCAGACACACCAAACCTATCTTAAGGAAATAATATTATGGCTTCAAAAGCAGAACTACTAGCTTCCGCTAGGAAGAGGAAAGAACCAAATAAAATATTCCGTAGAGGTAGAGGTACAAACACAAATGTACGCCAAGTTTCTGCTGACAGGAATGCTGGAAGAGAAGCAAAAGCGGTGTCTGACTTCTTAGGTACAATGTTAAAGTTTGGGCCGGGAGTTTTGGATGCTCATAATAAAGAGACAAACGAAGAGAATAAAAAGCTAGTTGCAAAGGGTGAAGCAACCTACAAAAATGCAACTCCCGATCAAAGGAGACATTTTGCTACTAATGTCAGAAATGGGACAATATCAGGAGGAGAGAGTCCGTACTTTAGAGAGGGATTAAGAAGGTCACATGCTGATGCAGAAGCACTAGAATATGGAAATTCAGTTATGCTTGCTTGGGAAAGTAGCGGAGCAAAGAATAGTGCAGATCCAAAAGCCTTTACAAATTTCTTAGATGAGTTCCAAACTAAAGCAGATGGCCCACCCGGAAGTCGCTCATGGAAAGAACGTATAGATGAGTTAGGTGAGCATGTTGCTAATGAAGAGTTTTGGCCTAAAGCAGATGCAATTAAAAGACAACTTTCGCAGATGCATTCACAGCATCAGAGAGAAGAGTATAATAAGAAAGCAAAAAATGTAAAGAATTCTTCTGAACGAGTAAAATATGATAATGGAGCTGTTGAAAAGGCAATGGCTGACTCTCTTGAGGCAGTACTACTAGATGAGTATGTACAAGATGAACACCTTAGTACCCATATAAATGTACTAAGGGACACAAAAAACAGGTTGTCAAAGAAGGGAAATTTAAAATCTCAGTTTATAGCAAATGCTTTAGGTAGCGGAAAGACTATGAAGGAGGCACGAGTAGCGTGGAATACAAAGAAACATAGTTTAAATGTTACAGTTAGTAATCACTCTTTAGAAACTATTGGACAAGCATCTGAGAATGTATTTACTATAGCTGCATTTAAGAAAGAAGCAAAAGAAACACAAAAAGATCAGAGTGCTTATCAAGTTGCAATGCACAAGATTAAAAAGAAAGGTGGTGCTGGCAACTCTTTCTCTGAATTAGCGGTATCAGGAATAGATAAATCTTATAAAAGTGGGGGTGGAAATAATCCACCTTGGCATGTAGAATCTACCAAAGTTGTACCTTTTGTACCTCCAGTAGAAGTGGCAGAAGCAGAGGAGTTAGGACTAGACGAGTTCCCCGCACACTCTCCTTCTCTTTCACACACGCAATCTGCTCAAATACCTATGTCTTTCTTTCAATCTAAAGAAACAGCAGGAGAGTACGCAACAAGAACTGGAGAAGGATCGAAAGTATTGGTAGCAAAAGACCAGAGTTCTCCTAACTTATCAGAAGATTACCCATCTCTGGCTCTTGAACAGTCTCCCCAAGTAGCACTAACACAACAAGAAGTAGATATGGAGATAGCTGTAGCTAAAGGAGATCCCCCTGCTGAAGATCAAAGTGCCTCTGCCGGAATAGAGGCTTCTGTAGTACAACCTATACTCCCACAAAAAGAATCAGTACAAACAGCAATGAGGAACGCTATAGAGGGGATTGTACCCGAAAGAACCAGCTATGGTCTTGTGGCTTACAAGACAAAAGACGAGGCTCAAAGAATGGTGGATAATATTCGGGATGGTGTTGTTGGAGATAAAACTGGTGATTGGGATTTTGTTATTAATAAAGTAGGAAAGGTGTATCAAGTACAAACTCAAGGCGGTGCTACTATGACAGACAAACATAAGAGTGCCTTCTTTGATAAGTTAGCTTCTGAGTACCCCGGAGAAATGGGTAATCTAAAAGCAGGTACTAAAGATAAAGATTATGTACAAATAATACCAGCTAAGAAAGGGATATAAGTGGAAGCAGATCTACAAAGAGAAGGACGGATTAATGTGACACCGAAAAGAATTCAGTCACGACCCTTTAAATTAAAAAACGAAGAACGTAATTCCTTATCACAGGTACTCAATAATGAGCGTATAGCTGGTAATGTTGTAACAAACTTTCTTGATGACATTAACACTAGTAACGAGGAGTCCATTGATGAAGGACATGCACCCTCTTGGGTAGTTGAGAAGTCTGCTAGAAATATTGCTGATAAAGCATTGACAACCGGGAATAAGAACTGGTTAGACATGATTGGTAAAGTGGATACATATGGAGGTGGTAATTACGCACAGACACAAAAGGGACGGAAGATAATCCGTGACACAATAGCTTTAATAGATACCGCAGCAAATGCACGAGAAAGTAAAGAGTATCAAAAGAGGACAAGAGTCCGAGCAGATTTGAAAGAAGAGTTCACGATTGGATTTAATCAGGTTTTAGGTATGCCTGAAGGAGAAGACAAAGAAAAACTAATTAAAGCAGCAAAGGCAGACGCTTTCAACAAAGGGTTTAGTAATGTTTACCAAACTGTCTACAATAATTACGATTTAATTAATAAGAGAGAAGGGTTACCTGTAACATTAGACGATAAGAAAATGATACCTAAAGCTCTTGAGTGGGTAAATGAGTCGGGAAACTTTGCAACCCCTGAAGTAATGAGTGCTAGATTTACAACATACTTAGCAGAAAGAAACATACAGATAGGAGAGAACCAACAAAGTAAAATAGATAAACTATTAAAAGCATACACTCCATTAGAAGGTATTAATGAGTACAAAGAGTTAGAGACTTCAATAGATAAATTTGGAGAAGACTATATTAAAGAGCTAGGTGTTGATGCTAAGTGGGAACCAGCAGAAGTGAGACCCGTAATAGCAACTCAAAAAATAGCTTTAATAAAGGAGTTCCGTAGAATATTTAATCAACATAGAGTGGATATAAAGGATGATCCAAATAATAAACAGCAACAAATTATACCTTATGGTGCGTGGAGTGTAGATCAGAAACAGAATCTTTATGATGCTCTGAACAAAGCGAAAGAAGATTTCTTTACTGAAACACGAACAGCTATTAAACAAACTTGGGATGCTAATAAACCAGATGCAAAAGATGTCGGAACTAATGATGCGTGGAATAAGAAGTATGAAACTCTTGGTAATTATGTAAATAGACAGAGACTAGGAGGAGAGTATTCATTAAGTAAAAAAGAAGAAGGGATACTAGAAAATCTGAAAGCAGAGATGGAGGCTAAGTGGCCTCAGAAGTGGGGTGAATATGAAGATGCTATAAGAAAAGGAGAACAGACACAAAGGGAGCCAATTAGTTTTGCGAAGGGTGCTGACACCGACCATACTACAGCAATAAGAGAGATACTTGCAGACAACGCATTTGAAGATCCACTATACATCCAAAGTCAAGTCACCAAGTACCTAAATGCAGAAGAGTTGGAACTAGATGAAAAGGCCAAAGGAGAAATAGATGAGTTTAAGAAAGGCATAGTCTCATTAGATGAGATACCAACTACTAAGGAATCCCTTGGTATGTTTGATAAACTTATTACAAATATATTTCCGGGGTATCAAGCAGGGTTACTCAGCTTGTCCTCTATGAATATGGTGAAGAAGACACCTAATATTCCAATGGAGGCACTCTTTATAATAAGAGATAATGTAAGATTAATTAAAGATTCTATTAAGAGTAAACTTAAACTTAAGGTTGCAGAATATAAGGTACCCTATGGTTTATGGTCTAACGAACAGAAGGACGCTTTTAAAAGTGAAACAGATACAGAGGTGGAACGTGGGTTTATAGGTAAGGATTCAGAACTTATTAGAGGTCTGAAAATGCTGTCGCCTGATTCTACCGCAATAGAGCTGACACCTGAACAAGAGGCAGAACAAATAGAGGAACGCATTCAACAAGCCTTTCCAAATTATCAAGATCAAGACATAGGTGGAGTAGGTAAAGCTCTTGTGAGTCTAGTTGATGGGACATCAGATAAAGGAACAATGAGAGAATTGTACCAAAAACTCTTACCTATTAATAGAATACCCTCAGACATTGAATCAATGAGAAAAGATATATTAACAGTTATTGCACAATACTATAGACTAATAGGACAGTAATTATGGCTGAAGAACTAGTGAAAACAGAAGGTGGTAAACAGAGTTGGTTAGACGAGTTAGAAAAGAGATTAACATTAGCACAACCTCCAGTAAATGACCCCGGAATAGAACAAGAAACAGTAGTTCAAGAGGGTATTGAAATGCCTTATGAGGCTCCTCGTAACGTAGTTAGTGGTAGTGAGGCTGATGATGAAGGAGTTATAGTTGAACCCTCTTTAGAAAAAGTGGTTGATAAAAAAGTGGAAGAGGTTAGTGAGTGGGGGAAACAAGGTATGAGTAACCTATTTGAAGGAGAAACTAAAACAGGTGATCTCCTTAAGGACAAGCCTAGTTACATGACAGACACTCTTGTAAGAGGTGTAGGTTCAGGTATGCTTAGTGGTATAAAGAATGCAGGAGAATTCTTTGGTTTAAAAACGTTATATGAAGAAGGAAGTAAAACACTTGATTACGTAGGATTAGATCATAATGTAGTCTTCAATTTACCGGGTATAAAAGGTTATGATCCAGATAAACCTATGGTATTCCTATCTTCAGATGGGTACCTAGAAGATAAGATTGAAAGAGGAGAAGCCTTCCATCTACCTGAGTATCCTGAACCTGAGTACACAGTTAATAAAATACTAAAACCCCTCTCTAGGTACTTAAGTGGTGTACTTATGGCACGAGCAGTTCTACCAACAGGTGCATTTGCCCACCCAACAAGGGGTTATAATGTTAAATATGATCCTTCAGGAATAGCTAGAGATGTGGGTGGTACCATGCTCACATTTAAACCACATGAACCAAGGTTATCAGATGCCTTACAAGAGTATGTTGAGAATACTCCAGTACCATTACTTGAGCCAGTTATTAACTACTTGAAGTCTGATCCTAATGACTCTGATGCAGAAGGCTATTTAAAAATAGCTATTGAAGGTACTGCCATTGGTAAACTAGGTGAAGGTATGGTTATACTAGCTATGAAATCATACAAAACTGCAAGGAACTGGTACCATGCAAAAGACGCAGGGCTTTCTGACGAACAGCTATCCAAGATTTCAGAGATAGGAGCATCCGATATTAAAGAATACATGGATGGTGTTCCACAAACAAAAGAAAATATGGAGTCTTTAGAAAAGTTTAAGAAACTTAGGAAGAAACTAGAGAGAGCAGAATCAAAAAAGACTCCTGAAGGTACTACGAAGAAGGTAACAAAAGCTCTTAAAGAGGGTATGACTCCACAAGAGGAGTTAATACTAAAAGCTGTAGCTTTAGGTGACGATGATATTGAGACAGCTATCTCAGCAATACTAACAGGAAAGATAGATAAAAGTAAAAGAGTATTAAACATTGGAGCTTCACAGGAAGTAGGGTGGGAACAAGTAATTGGAGCTATTGCTGCTGTATATAAAAAGAGGAATGTATTTAAAAGAACCTTCCACACAGTTAGAACAGGTAAAAACAAAGGAAAAAAGAAGTCTAATGTAGGACTAATTGAGAAGGAAAGCCAAGGTGTTACCCAATCAAAGGGTGAAGATATTTATGATGAGATGACTGAGTTTGAGGTAGCGGCAACTATACGAGGTGAGTCTGCTAATAAACTTAAGGCTTCTATGCTTAAGAAGTATGGTGATGTGAAGGATGCTGGTGCACACATGTTTGCATACAGGGTTGTATTACGTGATCTTTCCCTTGATTTAGCTAATAGTATTGATGGTAACTTAGATAGACTGCATGATCCACAAGTAATGCTGGCATTGCAAAACGACTTCCAACAAATATCTGATCTTTACTTTTACTATGGAAATATTAGAGGTGAACTTGCTAGGTCTGTAACAAGTTTTAAAATAGAGGTTCCTGCTAAGTGGTTAGATAAAGCTGGAGTAATGAAAAAGAACCTAAGTAAAGAAGAGTCGGGACTACGAGATGCCTTTATCTCTGCCCAGATGAGTAAGAATGACTGGAATCCAGAGATGGTTAAGATGATTGGCACTATTATGAGAGAATCTGGTGACCCACTCAAGGCTATTTCACTAATTGATAGAGGTATGAAGGCTGCAAAAGGTAAAGTATTTGATTCTATAATGGAAGTGTATAGAAATGTTATCCTAGGTTCAACTACAGTATTTGAAACTGCAATGGTATCAGGTGTTGTGGAGACTTTCTATCCTATGGCACGAGATACTATTGGTAGTATCTTGGTAGGTGGTGTACGTAAGTTAATGGGTAAACCTGCGGAAATGGATGCATTACTTGAATCTGCACATCGTTCCAGAGGTATCATGCTTCATTATCCTAGAGCCGCAAAGCAAGCTCTATGGTCTTTAATGCATGAGAAGAATGTATTAGACCCCTTAAGGTCTGTAGTAGATGAGACAAATAAACAACTAAAGACCTTGAAGGGGGAACGTGAACTTAAAAGACAATTTTCTATAGCTGCAAATCCTGGTGCTTCGGGTGCATTAGCTGCCACACTTAATTTAACAGGTCAAGCAATTAGACTCACTACAAGAGGTATTGGATCAATAGATGAGTTCCTTAAACAGATAAATTATGGGGGGTATGCCTATGGTAAAGTAATGATGAGGATGCCTG